CGAAGACAATAGCTGTCTCGGTAGCATATTCAGTAAGCTTGTAGAGAGTATATTCCCCTTCGTGCTTCGCCGGCTTCATGGAAACACCTGTGATGTTATAGAATTCCACCTTGCGCTCCAGGGCTTCAACGCCTCCGGCCTTAACTGTATCTAAGGCAGATAAAATTCCCTGGTTGCGGTAGAACATTGCTTCTTTTGCACTCTTGCTCATTCTTTAGATACCTCCTCCATCAGCCACTCTTTGATACATTTTACGCATCCTTTGTCCTCATCGGGATACTTGCAATTGACTAAATCATCACCTTCGCCATACTCCGCATTACATATTTCCGGGTTTATATCATCCGCACGGTAAATCAGATCTGCAAGTCCATCAATGTCAGCTGCTATCTTTTCTGCATTCGTCATATCTCGTCCTCCCAGTCACCTTCATAGGCTATTTCATCCGGGCTCTCCAACTTACTCCGGATCACAATGCAATCAAGTCTTGATTCAACTTCTGCATCAAGCAGCCCCAGGATACCGTCCATCCCAACGAACTCCTCATCGATGTCAATCGTGTATATTAATCTCTGCATATACTTACTCCTTTCGCTCATCTGTTTCTTGTTTTACTCCCCAATCCATGCTATAATCCATGTTATCCGGGGATATAGCTCAGATGGGAGAGCGCCTGCATGGCATGCAGGAGGCCGTGGGTTCGAGTCCCATTATCTCCATACATTAATAATTCATCCATAACACTTCGGTTCTCTTAAGTCCGAATTCTGCCTGCGTGTTCTTCATAACCTTTCTCCATCCAGTCAAAACACTGTTATAAAGATCGTTTTCGTATCCTGAAAGAAGGACTTTTCCCGGATGATTAACAAGTAACGTCAATAATTCTATATGCTGCTCATTTGACATCTCGTGGTTATACAGATAATTCTTTCTGGTACCATGCAAATATGGAGGATCCGCATAGATAAATACGTCGCCGGTATCGTATCTCCGTATAAGTTCTCTAGCATCCAGGTTTTCTATCTGCACCTGCTTAAGCCGTTCGATGGAAATTCTGATTGTTTCCGGAAACTCATCCCACGCCTTAGTGGTCATTGGACTATTTCTTTGTTGTGAACTCCTAAACCCGTTCATATACCGATTCGAGCATCCAAATCCCTGCCAACATCTGACTGCGAATTTTCTAGCCTTCTCGATATCATCATCTTGTGGATCCTCTGCAAAACAAGATTTGTACTCATCTCGGCCGTATGGCGTAAGCTCTAACCGCCTCATGAACTCTGATCCATTATTTCTTATCACCTTAAAGTAATTAACAACATTACAGTCAAGATCGTTTATGGTTTCAATTTTGGCCGGAGTCTTATTAAAAAGTACTGCTCCGCTTCCGAAAAATGGTTCGAGATAAACGTCGTGATCAGGTATGTATTCACATATCCATTTAGCCAGACGGTTCTTGGCACCCGGATATTTTAAAACTGTCCTCATGTTGCCTCCTTTTTTCCTACAAAAGCCGATATACACTTGTTATGCATAAAAGCGAAATTCCCCTTACTGGTCTCGGTTGCCTGGAATTCACAACTGTCAGCTTCCGACTCGCTTATGTATTCCCAACATACCTTACAACGGGATACTTTAGCCTTTGCTATCAGTTTTTTGCTGTATTCCATAGGCGCCTCACTTCTTCTGGTAATCCTTCAGGTATTCAATCAGCGCAGATTTGTTAGTATTGCACTCATGAAACGTCCTTTCCGGATCCTCAATAAACTTAGAGCCTTTCTGTGACCATTCAGCCTTTACGCCAAGAAGATAATACTGTTCTGCACCATATTCATAATCCTTGGTCTCCTTGTAGCCCTTCCATGCATGCTTCTTATTGACCTTGACAACCATGGCAACCTCACGGGATAAATCATATCGATAATATTTTTCTCCTGTATGAGGAATGTCGATCCAAACTGGCCATGATTCATAGTTATCAATAAAAGCTTTTCTCTGATCATTGTTTTTCAGGATCGGAAGCTCCGGCTGTTTTAATCGATTATCATTGTAATAGTCTGGATAAAAGTCTCGCTCGTATTTGTAATTATCAACTAATTGCTTCCTTGCCTGGAACAGATAAAAGTCAGCACTATCATAATCTTCTTTATCGAACCACTCCATAGCGAATCTGGCCATTTTCCTGACCATATTCTCATCAGCTTCCGGTTGTCTTTGCAGCTCACTCCTCAGGAGGGTTATTGCATCCAAACGCATCTTGGCTTTGCGCCGTCCGGGCATGGTGTCATTATTCCGGCTGTATGTAGATACGTATTCACCCAACTTGGCACATTCGTCTATCACATCCTCCAGTGTATACCGCTCATTCTCATCCATATCTTCCATGAGATCGGGAGCCGATAGGACTGTCTTCAGGCATTCCAATGCATCCAGCAATATTTTATCCTTGCGAACTACCGGCGCATCCAGCTGACACTCTTTGTACGCTTCAAGGCTCTTATTGTAATCATAGACAAGGGATCCTATATCCAGTAAGCCATACCGGGATATCCTGTCAAAATCATATTCCGGTACCATCTGAACGATCTCGGCCTCCACGGTTTCAACCTGTTCAGTAACAACTTTCTCTTCATTGATAACGGATTTTGTTGATTCAATAACGGTTTGAGCCTGTTTGCTAACAGATTCCTTGTATTCTGATGCAGTTCTGGGGATCCAATTACACAACCTGTCGTCACAGTCATTACAGGGAAACTCTGTATCTGGATGGAGTACCCGGTAGTTATCTAACTCCATGTCGTAATATTCACATTCTGAGCATCTTTTTACTACTGGCTTCCCATCCCAGAAATCGAATATGAGAGTCTCTTCCTCAGGATCATCTTCATTCTCCGGCTTTTGAGGATCTTCGTTCACGGTTTCAGGCTGGTTATCCATAATTCCGGGATCAGTGTTCTCGAAAACTGGGGTGTCGTTCACTTCCTTGGACTTAACAGTTTCCTTTTCGTGATACCATGTATCCCTCTTAGCCTCATCCCTGGTATAATGCCAATGCTCACTCTCAACCGAAATGTTATGTATGGCTCCTGATTTATCTTTCACGGTGAAATACTTTGGAGAGAAAGAACTATTCTTTGAGATAACTCCATACTTTTCAATATCTCCACTTCCTCCTACATCGTAAATAACTATCCCAGGCTCCGGCTTTTTAGCATCATAAGGATTTATCTCAGGCTTATCCTTATCCTCCACGGACGGTAGTTTAACCTCTGAATTCAACCCATAAAGCATTCCATCTGCTATACCAGCCATTTCACTGAATGTAAACATAAATATCTTTACACCATGCGCAAACTCAGCATAGTCATTGTACCAATCTGATATCTCAAGATCATTTTCGCTTGCTTTACGAAGATACAGCTTCTTAATATCTTTCTCGAGATTCAGCTTAACTTCACCAAAGGAAATACATGACTTAAGGTAATTGACACGTTCCTCTAAGCTAGCGGATCCCATAAATACTTTCCGAATATTGTCCCTTTTCCATTCCGGGAGACTATTTATGTATTCACGGATGATCATGTTTCTGATCCTTGGCTCAATCTCTGACTTATGTTGTTCTGGTTCGAGTTGCTCCGGAGCAACTTTTACTTTTTCAGGTTTTCTCATTTCTTTAATTTCCACTTTTGTCATGCCAATCGAAACCTGGTCTAACTGCTCATCATCCAAGTAAACCATTTCACGAAGCTTACTGATAGAGAAATCTCTATACTGAGGCAATAATGCCGGTGAATTTTCAATACAGAATCTTTTTGCAATCTTCATCAACCAGGAACATCTATCCTTCTGTATTCCATACTCAGCTGCTGCATACTCCCCGATGCCGGAATAACCATCCTCTTCATACAGTCTCCGATCATTAATAACATTTAGATAATATCCAATAGCCACGTAATTAGCGCAAACAGAATTAATGTTATCCTGAATGATTTTCTTGATGTCTTTATGATTACCGGGACTGTATGTACTCCAATCGGATGCGCTTCTTTCTAATATTTCCTCGCTCATATCAATCACCCTCCTCTATCAGCATGTGGCAATGAGGACAATAATGCGGCTGTCTTTCTGTGGAAACACTGTCCTTCAAGAGCGCTACGGCGTCAAGCTTAATCTGTGCCCTCTTTCTCAGATCCTCTATAAATCCATCATCCTGTAGGGCTTCCAGTTTTGCCTCTCTGCGCTCTAATTCCCTGTCTATGTCGGCTTTTGTATAATCAACATGATTTATCTTTAAATCTCTGATTTCATCCCTTGTTGTCGTAGGCTTAACCTTCTCCATTAATTCATCATCAATATTAAGCATCTCCGATAGGAGGCATTTCGAAAAATCTTTATATTTCTCTTGAATAATTGGAGAATTTCCGTTGACACTGAATTTGTTGTTCACTGCTATACACCGACTAGCCCAGGATTGACTAAAATTAAACTCATCCTGTGCAAACTCCCAAATGTTTTTATACCCATCTTCAAGATACAATTGGCTATCTCTTGCGCATTTCAGGTAATATCCGATAGCAATAAATGCCTGAGCAGTTTTGTTGATATTGTCCTTGATCAGCCCTTTGATCTCCGCAAGGCTATAATCATCACTTTTCACTACTTTTAAATTACTCACTTTGATTCCTCCTCACTATCTCCTGGTCTATACTCTCCACCAACCCCATCAGCATCTCATGACACATCTTGCAATCATACTTCCGGTCAATTTCGTAAACCTCCTGCCACATGACATCTGCATCATATGCGATATCGGGACTGATCCATTTTTTATAAAATACATTGTAAGTTACATGAAAAATCTCTCTTACCTCTGAAGGAGTTGGCATTCTGTTGTTATTTTCTGACATAATAAATACCTCATTTATTGTCTGGTTACACTTTTCTTATCTCGAAGTTACACTTTTCATATAAAAGTTACAGCCGTTTGTAACCATAAAACCCAGTGTTTTCAATGCTTTGCTGTCACGGTTACAAAGTTACAACATTTTCGCACCTTCCTATACGTAGGAAATATAAATAATAAAATTTAAATATTTTATTACTCTTATAATAAAAGTCTATTTTTTGGTGTAACTTTGTAACCTTACTCCGAAAAATCGCTACATCCATTGAAAATAGGGTATTTCAACAGATTATAATTTTGTAACCGAGTCGTTTAAAAATGTAACTTTGCGTAACCCTAATCAAATGGCAGCTCTTCCTGGTGTGGCATTCGGTAAAAACCATGCTCGTCTGTTTCCGGTTCGGGACTCTCTTCATCGGCCTCCGAGTCGTCCATCTTCAGGAATATGCACCTTGCAGATTTTCCGGCCAGTTTCTTCACTTTGGCATCGATGCCGAATTTTAGAAGCCCGTTTCGGTCAGCCCAGCTCAGGAATGTCTTTCCGGAGAAATTACCACGTTCACACATCCCCTTGAAAATATTGTTATGTATGACTGCATACCCATCTTCAATCATGCCCCATATCTCACCCTTGTAGCCTCCGTAGATATCCGGTACAAAATTATTACGATGAATAGCGATATCGGACATAATAAAGTTATAGGCTCGTTCATCTTCGGACACTTCCTCCTTGTTTTTCAACATATCGAAACAGGCATCAAAGTCCAGATATTCACCATCCTCGAAAATATGATCCGTAACTATCTGATCCGCTGTGAGCAGGATCGACATGGGAAGGATCTGCTTATCTTCCTTCTCGATTCCCAGCTGATTCGCCTTGTCATAGATCCTATCCTGAAAACTTTTCTGAATTGCCTTTAAGTCCTTAATATCCATATCATTAATAATTTCAATAAACTCCTTGCCGGCATACCCATAATGCTCCTTCACACATCTCAGCACCGCCTGTGATTCAGTTATATCACCGTAAATACTTCCATCAGCACTCTCGAATTCGACAATTCGGTTAATAGCTCCGCCTTGCATAGTATCTGAAATTAGCGACCGTTCGGAGTTTGTAAGAATGATATTTTTCCAATGTCTTTGACGCTGCAGGCCTATATTAGTATTTGACCGTTCTTTTCCTCCACCGGAGCATAGGCTGTATACATATCCAGAGAAATCGTCTTTCATCTTTTTCTGAATCTCGGAAAAATCATCAATAGCCAGTGGCAGATGGTTCAAGAAATCCAGTCTTGATTCAAGTGCAATTTCGTTCGCCTTTGATTTAATCCAGTACTTTCCTTCTGATGGATCCGCCCATACCGAGGCTGCAACCATCAACGTGATCGTCTTTCCCTTTCCTGTCTTGCCGTAATTATTGATTATAAACGGAAGGGCATCTAATTTATAAAGCAAAGGGCTCGCAAACGATCCAGCAAGAAAGATTTTAGGTTCGATTCTGCCATTTTTTCTTATTGCCTTCATAAGTTCCAACCATTTTACATAGGAGCCTGATGAATGAATGCTTTTAAATGCACCGGATAAATTATCATCGTTATCAAATATTACACTGTCATCATAAGGTACAAATCCATTACTGATCCATCCAAGCTTTGATGTAGAGAGCTGCTCTGGAATCTGTAAATCATTCATGCTCTCAATATCCGCCAGGTACTGAACAAGAGCCCTGGCATTCTCCGATGTTACTCTGACGCCGTATTTGGATAATCCGGTGATCCGGTTACTTGAGGACATGACTTCTTTATCGATAACGATCTCTTTCCAGCGGTTTCTAACCTTGAATGCTAGTATTGTCTTGACATATCCTGTTTCTGCATTAATGAGGGATTTGACAGGCATGATTGGATGACTGCAGGCTGTCTTCTCTCCGAACTGGGTTAGTATCCATATGCCATCCTCGCCGGCCACCCAACCACCGGTATAAAGCTGTGGGTAATCACCATTGAAGTGCGTTAATCCATCCTGGTCAGCTCGATTTAAATTCTTCTGGATTCCCTGTTTATCAAATTTAGCCTTTTCTTTTTTATATGCTGCCACGAGCTTTGTAAATTTAGCCTTTACTTTAAGCTCATCAGCTCTATCCGTAAGTGATAAAAGTAAGCGAGCTTTAAAAATCTCATCTGATTCTTCCATAACTTCACAGAGCACTTCATCACTTAGTATTGTTTCGGCTGTTAAGTCATTTAATGGTTGCATGATGGTCACCTCTCTTCTAGTTGCGTCATATATTCTAAGTGATATAATTCGAGCTGCAGCTGGTTCTGAGCATAACACCAGGCATCCGTAAATGGTTCTTCCGACTCGATAAGTCTTCTGTATGCGGTAATGTAAATATTAATACGCCTCAGCTCTGCTTTATGCCTCTTCACCCTAAGCAGCTCTTCCTGGTGCCTCCTAAGTGCTGATTTAGCTTTTCTCTGGGTAGCAAATGACTGCTTTTCAGTGCCGCCCAGGAGCTCAAAGGCTGTCCAGAAATCGCAGCCGTTAAAATGCATAGTGATATCAAATATGTCGTAGCTTCGACCACATACGAAGCAATGGCAACCGGATCGGAACACCTTCATGTTGAAATCTTTACCATCGTGGCACCATCCTCGACATCGCTTGTGCTTAACCTGGATCCCATAACGGGACAGAACCTCTGTTACTGTTATGGTGGCCAGAAGATATTGCTTTCTTTCTTCTATCTCTTCCTTAGTCAACTCAAACACCACCTAGTAATTCAATAATTTTCTTGCCAGTATGAAGTTTGTCACAGAAGTGAAATTCACACCCATACTTCCGTTCCTGGGTTCGCATTACACCGGCAAGGGTTTTTCCTGTCATAGCTTTGGTTTCGTATTCTTCAATTCCCCAGTGAGCAGCAACCCAGTACTCTTCTCCAGATTCATCCTCTTTAAGCTCATCCTCAACCCATACCTTTTTCCTTACCTTACGTCTCGGATTATCCCAGGTCTCAACATCATCGATGGAGCCGATACGATTACTATGTTCGATCAGGATAATAAGCTTGATTCCATTCTCCTGGGCGCGGATTAATTCATTTCGGAATCGTACATGATTCTGGCATACATTAGCGCAGAATTCAGAAAGATTCTGTTTCCGGTCAATAATCAGACGAGGGTTATCCAGGGACATATAATCACCGGTCCAGAGCTTACTTATGTAATGTTTAACCCCTTGCTTGTCAAACTCTTCAATTATCTTTTGGATCGCCCGGGATTTCTCCCGGGAGTCGATCTGTATTGTTAATCCCATAGGCAATCACCTAATTGAATGGCAGTTCTTCATCTATACCATCAGGGATATTCATGAATCCGTTACCAGCATCCGCTGGCGACCAACTCGGTTCTGGATGCGAATTGCTACCGGAAGATTTACTCTCTGCAAATTCCACGTTTTCTGCCACAACATCTGTTGTATATACCTTCTGCCCATCTTTATTGGTATAGGAACCAGTCTGGATCCTGCCTTCAACAACAATTTTGGATCCCTGATTAAAATACTTTTCTATAAACTCTGCCGTCTTTCCGAAGGCGATGCAGCCAATAAAATCCGCTTGCTGATCCCCTTCCCTCTTAAATCTCCTGTCAACAGCCACTGTAAAACGTGCTATGGAGGTACCGCCATCCGTATAACGTACTTCTGGATCCCTAGTGAGTCTTCCTATCTGTATTGTTTTATTCATATGGTAACTCCTCACTCTCTGCATCTTCTGGCATAGGTGCAATTCCAATAATAGTCTTTACCTTATCCTTAAATGCTTCAATTTCTGATTCTGGCACATCAATATGAGTAACAATGCCTTTGTTATAAGGGATTCCTTCTGGCTGCGGTACCGGATGCGGCAGCTCGACGATATCACCGACCTTTACATCTAACTCTGATTTGTATGTATATTCCCTTCCAGATGGTATTCCAAACTTTAAAAACTTAACCTTGATTAAATTCATTATGCAGCCCCCTTGTCCTTGGTCTTTTTTAATGCATTCATAGCTTTGATGAATATATCCTCCGTGCAATCCTCAAGTTTTTCAATCTCGTAGCGCTTGCAAATTGCTGCCTCAGATACGCCGGTACGTTCAAGCTCCTTCCTGATTACGGAAACCTTCGTGGCATTAATAACTTGATTTGCTACATTTGCCATCTGCTCTTCTGTTGGAATCGGAGGAGCTTTCGATGGTTGAATTTTCGCATTGGCTTCCCCAGTCTTTTTGTTGTCTGCCTTCTCCTTGGTTGATTTATCTTTCTGGTTCCCTGCCTTCTGAACTGGCTCATGAGTTTCTGCGTCGGGATCTCGCATTTCCTCCGTGGGAATACAGAAAACCTGGAAACAAGCATATTTATATGCAATTGACATGGCTTTATTAGTTGCCTTATCCCCACTGTCCATAGCTTCCCCGATTACCTTGGTTTCAATTGAGCTGCCATCCGTGGTAAAAAAGCGATAGGTGATCCCAAGCCGAACGTAAAAAAGCAGTGTCCCATTTTTGTTTGTCTTTTCCTCCCTGGTCTCAGAAGTCACCTCAGGAACAATGAATACTTTATGTTTCACCAGGGATGGCTGCAGGGCATTCATAACATCGTCTATTCCTCTGTACATAAATCCCTGCTGCAGGTTTTTCTTTTCTTTGCCTATAGCTCCAATTTCAGCCATGACATTACTAATCGCTTCATAAATTTTTCCGCTATCACCCATCAATATCCCTCCTCTCAAATAATAGACCGATACTGTTCATGTACATTTCTACTTGCTGTAGCTCGAATGGCGTACCTATGACGGTAAAAGCCATCTTAAGATGGAGATCACCCGGAACCACAAACGGCGATTCGTCAGCATCAAATGGAGCTTCAAGGTCTACGGGATCAGCTGGTGCCTTGATACCCATCAGCCGCTTTTCCGTGGCAAGCCGTTCCTCTTCACGGATCCGCTCCTCAGCTTCGGCAACTTTACGGCGTTCTTCCTCTCGAATCTTCTCTTCTTCACGGATCCTAGCACGTTCTTCCTCTCTGACACGCTCTCGCTCACGTTCAAGTTCACGCTCCTTTTCAAGGCGCTGCTGTTCCTGCATCTTCTTTTCGATCTCATGTTTCTGAGCTTTATATCGATTGATCATGGTAACAGCCTTTGTAACGTCCAGATCACCCCAGAAGAGAGACAGAGCTTCCTCGGCTTTTTCAGATACCATGGATTTTATCAATGTGACATCGTTATGTATCTTTTCTAGTTTGGCAGTAATGTCCTCTTTAACAGACTTCATGGAAGCCGTAGCATTCTCCCACCGGTTATCGTAGATGGTAATAAGTCCGATCTCGTCAATCAGGTCAGTATAGCCGGCAATGATCACGTCAAAGGCTGCTTTGATGTCTGTCTGCTTCTGAAGGCGCTGCTTTTCTTCAAACTCCTTAACTTGGTTATCTAGGATCCCGATCGGCTCATTAATAATCTCAATGAGCGCTTTGACATTCTCTTCGAATACGGTATACGGTTTCATGAACTCGTTTTTAATCTCAACCTTCTTATCGTTAACCGCCTTTGTCATCTTACGAAGGGTAGCAATATCCTTTTTACGCTCTGGCTTGTTTTCTTCGGTAACCTCCAGCTCTTTATAAATTTGCATCTGAGCAGATAACTTAGTTTTGATATCATCAAAATTTGTGGAGATAACTCCTGGATTCTGCTGTACCAAGATTTGCAATTCATTCATTAAAATTCGCCTCCTTCATTCTTGATGTCAGGCAGCTCTATTCCAGTTATGTCTGCAATAAACTGACGTTCAATGGAATATTTTGTTGCTGCAGCCTTTCTCTTGATGATCTCCACCATTGTTCTTGCTTCTATCAGTTCGGCGTATAAGTCAACCGGAACTTCAACCATCTGGCTCGTATTATTTACATCCATTCTGAATCCTCCTCTTCATAACCTCTCATATATTCATTATTTCCGGATACTCCAGCGCAATCCTCGCACAATGGCTGTCCTGGCACACTGCTACAGTTATCCTGGCCGATCGCATCTATATCTCTTCCACAGCTACTGCACCTCACAGGCCTATCCCTCCATCCTTAATCTCTGATAATAACCCGGATACTCTCTTTCGGCATCCAGCAGTACATCCTCCGGAAACAAGGAATATCTGGATCCGCTTTTTGTAATAACATCTTTATGATCTCCCATATCCTCGATCTGGACTATGGGAGAGGTATGTATAAATGCACCATCCGGAAAAGTAGGGTGACCGTATACGTCTCCATTAAGGACACTGACACCTAACTCTGGAGCTTGAAACACATTTCTCGTAATGGTTTTGACAAACCAGTTTTTAAGAATAATCATTGATAATATTCCTCCGCTGATAAACTCAAGTTGGCTCTATGCAGGCAAGCAATACAAAGGCAACCGCCCTCCAACTTAATCAAGCGATTTTTGTAATCGTGGCAGATTGAACAAGATCCAGTGGAGTTATCAGCCACTTTCTGATTCTCGTATTTAACTGGTTTTTCATCACTGACAGCATACGTTAAAGCCGCCAGGAAGTTACGGTTAGTAAGCTTGCCGCTATCGAGATCCGCTGTATTACCGAAATATTTCTGCATGACATCGATACCACAATGAGAGAAGCATTGCTCGATCGCATGTCTGATAGCGCGCTCCACTCGGCTTGGCATGGTTCCGAATTGCTTTGCAACCTTGTGATAAATCCCTCCTGGCTTCGTGATTCCATCAATAGCAGATGGATCTTCTTCCAAGATAAGTAACGCACTTTTTATGTACTTAAATCCGAGATTTCCCATGGGGATACCAAGTTCCATTAATGCTTCTGTAATTTTCTTTTCCATATTGACCTCCTTAAGGTATCGTGCTATCATGCACTTAGATGTTTTTGTTTGGGCTCGTTCGAAATTCGCGGTTTCGTTCGAGCTATTCTTTTGCTTTTACAATAGGGGCACTCATACCCCGACCGCGGGATCTTCTGCCGGATGCTAATACCCCAGGGCAATCCGCAGTATGTACACCGTGCTTTCATGGCTAGTCTCCTTACTTCAAATCTCTTTCGAATCCGGTAACATGTCCATCTTCAAGAATTACGCCCCAGCCTCTTCTCTCAAAAGCTTCAATGCAATCCTGAATGGTGATAATATCAAAGTTCATTCGACTTCTCCTCCCTCCTTTCTATCTCTTTGAAGCCCAGCTCTATTGATGCAATCCATTCTTTCTGATGAATCCAGTTAATGCTCGTAGGAGCTATCCGATCAAGCACATCAAGCATGATCTGAGCTTTCTCATTCGTTGTCATACTCACTCCTCCAGTCCTAAATACTCCAACCGGCTCACAGACACTTCATAAGCCACCCTGGTTTCAGCTTCCGTCTCGCTCAGTTTCTTCAGATATCACGGCTTTGTACGCGTCCCCAAACCTGCACACGACCGCCAACCTCTAAAGTCTCAGCAAATCTGGCATTGCGTCCCCAGCAGATGCAGGGTATGTAGTCTGATTTGCCGTATGGGCGGTTAACTGCGATCACCAGATCTGCTATCTCTCTGCCGAGTGGAGTCTGGCGGTAGATCGGTGGCTTACAGAGGTATCCGTCCAGGGCGATATTGTTAACTACACCATCTGATGCTATATACGGGATCTGGATCTCCCTTGCGAACACGGAGAGGATTAAATTATTCTTTCCTCCCTCATGCCGGTTGTACGATCTGAACTGGCCTGTTACCTTAACAAAAGCTCCGGTAAGGCTATGGATTTCGAAGAGTCTTTCCGATACCATGATCGGGATGATGTCAGCTGATCCGCTGAGACGCGCTACCGATAGATTGGCTACATAGAAGCCTTCGCCAAATACTTCATGACTGAAGGTGAAGGGAGAAGTGATCTCTCCGGTGATTGTTACTTGGTTGTTTTCAAAGATTTTGTCCATTTGTTACTTCCTTTCTTTATGGTATATTTTGGTGTTTTATGGTATAATCTCCTTATCAGCTGTCGGACTGAAATACATAGGAAAGGAGAAAATACTTATGTTTGATTTGTTCAAATACTCTATTTCACAACGTGCTCACGATTTGACGATGAAATACATGCAAAACAATGTCGCTCCGGATTTAGGACGCTCTATCGATAAATATTTGGAAGTATACAACTTCATCCTCGCGAAGCTAGAAATTGATGCTATCCGCAATGCAGATGAAGACCAGTTTAATAGCTAGAATCCGACTCCCGTAGCTCTATAAATGCTAACCATTGCTTGTGTAAGTTCATTTAACCCATGCATATCATCACATTTTGTTGACCACTCCGCTAATAGTTCTAGCTGTTGGCGGAGTATTCCATCCGATGTCATCTCGCTGATAGACATCTTTTTATCTTCTGCAGACCCAGGTCTATTGACCGGAATCCCCATTTTCACTTCCAGCAACTCTGCTTTTTCTTGTGTAACCACAATTGATTCATATGGAACATTACGTTTCGTCAGATACTCCACCAATGGCTTACACAGTTCTGCGAATTCGTTTAATTCTTCTGGCATCCTGGCTTGTCCTCCTTTCTCCTAAAATTTCTACAGCTTCTTAACCGACGCATGAAACCATACTTTCCCTTCACCCCCATACGGCCGAGTGAATGATAAACTTTCCTTATTAATGACAAATACCCCAACCTCGCCCATCAGCTGGTAGATCACAGGGGACGGAACCTTGTAAACGATATGCAGGATATCAATGATCTGCAGCAGATCCCCTTTAAGTTCGACTCCGTTAATACTTACTGTGATTTCGATTATCATTGGTTTTCTCCTCTCAGGCTGCCGCTTACTGCAATACCATCTGTGCATTCATATCCGTAATTTCCTCTTCAAGCACGATAGGCAGCTCATAAGCTTCGATAATACTGATTGCCAGTCCAACCTGGCTGCGTTTAATTGCCTTGTAGGTATCCACCCCAAACTCTCGCTTGAGCTGTCCGTAAATATCTGAATATACCTTTTGACGGACTGATTTATCCTGATAAGCTTCGGAGTCTTTACCACCCAGGCAGTGGACACCCTTCTTTCTTACGGCTGCGGTGACTTTGCTTTCCTCAATACCGAGGAGGGGCATGTCCTTTTTGAAGTTCTGCAGGTCATTGTCAACGGAGTCAACCCTCTGGCTTACTTCCAATGTTGCATTTTTTAATATTTCCAAATACGATACCGGCGCTTGTAACTGCGACTCCATATCGTGAAAACGGTTGATATACTTAGCGGTGAATTCCGTACCCTTGACCCCAGTAAGCTTGTGAGCTATGAATTCACAGCCTTTCTTTGTTACTAGATAGCAAGGTCTATCCTCTCCTTTACCATCCCTGTACTTAATCTCAGAGAAGAAATTAACGGGCTCAATATTGAGCTGGTTCAATTCCGAAGTATATCTTCTGATATCCCTCAGGACGTTCTTGTGTTCCTTGCCGATCATTTCGGCTACCTCTACCGAGGTAATTGATTTTTGTTCTAATTGATTCAATCACATTCTCCTTTCTAACTTCACATAATAAGTGACTTCTCTTCATCGCTCAGTTTGATCACAGCGCACAGCTTCCGGAACTCCTTCAACGTGAAGGTCTCAGGACGCTTCCTTTTATTCTGGAACGTCCTCTTGGTGCATCTTAGCTTCAAAGCGATCTGCTCTTCGCTCAGGCCGTATAATTCCATGTTTTTTGCTATATAAGCCCGGGCGAGTCGGTCTTTCTGTAGTTCTTCAGATTCTTTCAGCTTCGGCACATATATCACCCCCTCTAAAATCAACTTGGTTCTACTCTAATTTTTGTGTTGCATTCTCGTTGTTTACTTTCACAAACTTAAAATTGCGATTTAAACCGCAAAATAATGCAAGGTCAATACCTAGATATATACAGATAGACACTGCCGTATCTATATCCGCTTTGCGAGTCCCTGCTTCATATCCTGCGATTGTATTATTTTTTACCCCCAGCATATTAGCTACATCCTTTTGGAGTAGCCCTTTTGATGCTCTGGCAGAGCGGATTAACTCGCCGCGTTTTTTCCAAATATCATCATTTTTTTGTCTCAATTGTATCCTCCTTCCATAATAGTATAATATACCCATAAAAATCACAATATTTTTGTTGACACATCGCGTTATGCGAATTATAATATATAACATAGGTTGCCAATCATAATAATTATGGTATTATGAAGGCACTAGTTATACAAATCGGTGTTAGTAAGATGCGTCTCGGTTAGTGGTATAATCAGATTATAAATCTCACTATGCGATTTGTCAATATTATTTTTGCGAATTTTTAAAAAAATTCTAGGGAGGCTATATGAGCATAGGAGAAGTACTAACGAAACTGCGTGAGGAAAGAGGTTATATGCAACGTGATGTGGCTGAAAAGTTAGGCATTGCACCTAATACCTTAAGTGGATACGAAAGAGATCTGAGAAAACCGGATTCTGATGTATTACTTAAATTAGCGAAATTTTACAATGTTACAACCGACCACATTCTTGGCGCCGATGAATTAGGAAACATTTATTTAAGTCTTGCAAAAGAGGCAGAACAAAATGGAATTCATCCGGATGACATAAGACTCGCACTTGATACAATTAAAAGACTAAGAGGAGGCAAGTAGTGGATGGTGGAATACCTTACTAAAAAGCAATTATATGATAAGATCCATACATATAAGGGTGGATTAGGCCTGGACGTAAATGATTACGGATTCGACATGATAAGTTTATGCAAAGAAGATGGTGTAAAGCTTGAAAAACTTCCATTTAAAACAAAGGCACTAAGGGGTATGGCTTCTATAGGAATCTCACCTAGTGATGATGTTATTTTATTGAATGCCGATAGAGATGATAAAGAACAAAACTTTGATTGTAGTCACGAATATGTTCATTTATGTATACATAGAAACCTCGATAAGAAAATTTTTAACTGCATAGATGCCATTTATGCTAAACAAGATTCCACTATTGAATGGCAGGCTAATGAAGGCGCTGCGGAACTTCTTGTACCATATAAAGCCTTTTTACCATTGGTTAAAAATGAATATCCTACTAGTGACAATCCGGTTGAAATAATCAGTTTAAAAGATTATCTCGCTGATATATTTAATGTGACTACTAAAGTAATAACCTACAGATTGGAAAGTTTAAAATATGAAGTTCATCAGTATTTAAATGGTGCATCTTTACAAGATGTTAAAATAATGTCATTGGCTCAACAAAAAAGAAACAAGATAGACATTAGATCACTGAATGACATTGAAAATGAATATTTTAATTCTTTGGTGGAACAATGGCATGACGTAAGACAAACCCAAAAACAGGTCTATCTACAGGAAACAAAGTTCATTAACTTTGAGACTGCATTTTAGTATAATTGAAAAGGTATTGCAAAATTAAAAGAAAACCGCCCCTGCTACCAACAGGAACGGTTTCAATAGATACTATTCGGCACGGAGCCGATATAATACCTCGTAGTCAGGTTAATTATATCATCTAAACTCCTGCGCCGCAATAGGCGTATTTTTTATACCTAAAAATAAGGAGGATTATACAATGGCAAAAGCTAAAAAACTCCCTTCCGGATCATGGCGCTGCCTGGCCTACAGTCATACCGAATCCGAATTTGACAAAGACGGTAAACCTGTACTGGACGAAGGGGGAAAACAAAAGCAAAAAAGAATCTACGAATCATTTACAAGTGATGATCCATCATCGGCCGGGAAGCGAGAAGCCGAGTTTGCTGCAGCAGAATTCATGTTGAATAAAGGTAAAGTTAAAAAGAAGAAAAATAAGAAAGACTACGGGAAATTAAAACTTACAGAGGCTATTGATGAGTATATAGAATCACGAAAATCACTTAACCGCTCTCCTACTACCATACAAGATTATAAATGTATTCAGAAAAATGGATTCCAAGATCTAATGGACACTTTGATTGAAGATATTGATGAAGAAATTATGCAAGAGGCAATCAATGTAGAAGCCAAGCGACCATCAAATAAAAATAAAAAAGATCCCAAGCCAATATCAGCAAAGAGATTAAAAAATGAATGGGGTCTTGTAAGTGCTATATTGCACAAATACTGCAAGGGTTTTGATTTTAGCGAGATTGAGCTTCCAACTACAACGCAAAGGGTCGTAGAACTGCCACCAGCGCGGGAAGTCCTCCGAATCGTAAAAGGAACCGACATAGAACTTCCTGTCCTCTTGGCCTCATGGTTGTCATTTTCCATGAGTGAAGTCCGTGGCCTGACAAAATCAAAATCCATACAGGGAGATTATATAACAATAAATGAAGTCGTGGTTACCGTAGATAATAAGCCATATCGCAAAGAAATGGCCAAAAACCCCACCCGTAATCGTCGCCATCGAATACCTCCATATATTAAGGAATTGATAGATCAGGTTGAGGGAGATATCATTGTACCGATTAGTGGACAGACCTTGTATAAGCATTGGGTTAAACTACAAAATGATAATAACATGGATCATATCACCTTTCATGATCTGAGGCACCTCAATGCCTCTATTATGGCGCTCCTCCGCATCCCGGACAGATACGCTCAGGATCGCGGCGGCTGGAAGAGCGACCAGGTAATGAAAAAGATATATATGCAGACATTTTCAGAGGAGCGAGTGAAAGTAGACGACATGATGGACGGATATTTTGAAGAAGCTATCCGATTTAATGAAATTCCCTCGGAAGAATAAATTTTGTGTTGCATTTCGTGTTGCATAGTACTGAAAAAGTGCAACACGAGAGGTAAAACAAAGGCAATTCGAGAAATATAAAAACGTCTGAATTACCATGGTTTAAAGGGAACCCCACTATTTACTGATATTTAACCATTTTTACTTGACGGGTTCGATTCCCGTTATCCGCTTAGCAAGACTCTAGTGTTTACTAGGGTCTTTTATTTTCGTGTTGCATTCCGTGTTGCATGATATTAATTAGACCCTTGAATTTATGTATTTTGTACATGAAAACTCTTTATTATCTCCACTATGCCCACTATGCAAATAATGTAATTAATGATATTATAGGGTTGTTATGGGACATTTGGAAATTTCGTTAGGGTAATAAAATAAAAGAACGGACGGGAACCCTGTGCAGTTGCATGGGGTTTTCTTGTTGCCAAATTATGTTATATGGGGTATAATTCCAATATAACACTAAGGAGGTTGGGAAATGAAGAAGCTTTTATCGTTATTATTAACATTTGTATTGTGCCTATTGGTTTTAGCTCCGGATTCAGTGGGTGCGGCTACCATTAAAATAAGTCAAAAAACAGCGTTAGTTGTCAAAGGTGATTATCTTTATCTGAGTATTAAGGGAACTACCACAAAAGCAACTTGGTCAAGTAATAATAAATACGTAGCTACTGTATCTAAGACCGGTAAAGTTACTACCAATGGTACCGGAAAAGCAACTATAACAGCTAAGATCAAAGGGATAAAATACAGCTGCAAGGTTACTGTAATACCCAAGATAGATCCTGATTATATGACCGATACTGATTTAGAAAATGCAATAGCTGAGCGTGATGCTATTGATAAATGGACTTCTACCGATTCACTTGATGATTCCTCTTCAATCATAACACCAACAATCAGTCCTACTGATAGAAACTTAGATGGAATAGAGACTCCCTCGACTACAGAAGACGAATCTTCTGAATATGGAAAAACACCTGAATGGATTGGAAATAAATATCTTTCAGATGTTTATGATATTACTATTAATTGGTCTGGTACAAAAACGTACTTAATATATGGAATTGGAGAAAGTTATATTGTGACTGGAACTCCTTCAGGCAAATTTGAAGCAGGCAAGATATATGAGGGGAAATATAATGGACATACTATACGGTTCAAATATGAGGATGAAATCTTAATAAATGCCGCTGATTTAAATACCGCAGGCATTATAAAAATCAAATAATATAATTTTAACCCCGGCCAGTAATGACCGGGGTATCTTTATAATTTAATCAGCCTTGAATGCCTCCCTGGTAACTGCTCCAACCTTACCATCCACTTTTATCTTACAGCTCGGCTGGTAAGCCTTTACCGCCTTCTCGGTTACCGGCCCGAAATCTCCGTCAATCTTAATATCAAATCCGGCTTCTACAAGCTCCCATTGCACCCATTTAACGCCGTTTCCAGTACAACCCTTATAAATGGTCTCTGTCGGCTCCTTATACGGGTTACTGCCCTTCCAGGTAGCTTGGGAAGAAAGGTTCTTACTGTAGATATAGTCCAGGTGCTTAAAGGTCAGGCCATACTTCCATTTCGACTGGACAAATTCGGACAGTACCGTTCCGTAGTCAATTCCCTTCGCTTCAATCACATAAGGCTTACCGCCGATCCAGCAGAACACACCTACATGGCCGCTGCGCCATACAATAACTCCATTTGCAAAATCCTTGTAGTTTGCCACCGGTATCCTGGTGTAAGCCGTGGAATACAGCTGATAGGATCCAAGCATCTTACCGGTGTACCATGCCGGCAGACCGGAGCAGTCTGTACAGATCTTGCCGACCAACCTTCGAGCCTTGGTTATGTACATGTTCGAAAATACATCCTGATAAGCCTGGATAAGGCCGTTTAGCTGCGACTGTGTCAGAACACCATAGCTGCCTTTTGCCCCGTAAACGTAAGCGGTTCCCAGTTTCGTCTTGCAAAATTCCACAAGTCCGTTACCTGTTAAATTACTCATCTTTATCCCTCCACTTCCGGAAGACCTGCAACTGAGGTCAGTATCGACAACACTCCGGCCAGAGCTGAAGCTGATGCAACCATAATCCAATTAACCTCATCCACAACCATTGCCGTGCCGATCGTAGCGACTGCAGTCTGCGCCACCGTCTTTAATGCTCTTGTTCCAGCTGCTTTTAACCATTTCTTATTATTCATAATATTATTCCTTCCCTTCTATACCATCAATCCTGTGATGGGCTGATTTTGTTGATTGTTCCACCGTAATCATTCTCTCGGTAAGCGCCTGCACATCCTTTTTAACCGCTGTCATATCATATTTGATATCGCGCACATCTCCGCCAATCTGATCAAGTTTGACGTTGATTGTGGCTGACTCAGCTGCTTTTCTTTCGATATCAGTGGTATCTCCTCTCTTTTTACTTGATGCTCCGAAATAAAGCGCACAGGACGCAGATATAACGGATATTAATAAAGCTATCTCAATTGTCATGCATGTAACCACCCTTCCTCGCAATATAAAAGGAGCCCAAAGGCTCCCTGGTTAAATTATTTAGTTCGCAATTGTGACCGACTACGTAGTAAGTACCGTCATTATCTCAGCCTTTTCCTGTTCACTTAACTTCGGATATGTAGCTAAGATTTCCTCATAGGTACCTTCTCCGGCAGCATACCGGATTTTGACCGCACTAACAAAAATATTTAATTTCCATACTGGCATAATTTACACCCCCATCATTTCCGCTAACGCAAGAGTTAACGAGTCTACTTGTTCCTTAAGTAACGCTGTTTCCGACTTCGGATACTCTCCATATACTATCGACGGTTCCTCGCCAGATACATCCACGGATACCGGATATTTGCCCTCTGGTATCTCCACTTCAATATAATTTAACCCTACTGGTATTGTGTAGTTACCGCTCATCTGTACCCATATCTTTCCGCTGTCATCATATATAATTAAAGTTTTCATTTTTATCCTCCTATTCAATTGCTGTCCAGTTAAATGTACCATTAGTTGGCACTGGTAGTTTAAATCCAGTTGCATTAATATAAGCAGGCGCAACATCAGCTCTTACGTTGTATGCATTTAGTGTTGCCAAACTAGGACTGTTTATAGATAGCATAGCTATTTTGGCATAGCTCCTACCAGTAGCACGATACACAGTGTTATACTCGTAGCCGTCTCCAACATCATTTCGGTAAATTATTATCATGCTTGGTGTAAAGGTAAGCCCACTTACAGTAATGCTATAAAGAGAACTTGTAGTACTACCGTCAGCATACTTAAAAAATTCCGCGCCATTTATAGATGCAGTACCACTTACAACTTTCTTACCTGGCACTAGTGTACCGCCTAAGCCGAATGGTGCCTTGCCTGCTAGTATGTATGCACTATTAAAATCTGGTTCTGATAATTCTAATCCACCATGGTTGTAATAATCCTCATTCCCCGAGAAATAACCCCTTGGTGGTATTACACGAAGTAATCCATTACCCGCGACCCTAAGTACTGGGCTATGCCATGCATAATCTCTATTTGGTATATCACCCTGTAATCCAAATATATTAGCTGTCGCTAGAATATTAGGCCCAATAAAATCTGGATCATTTCCTCTTATCCAGTTTACAGCCCCAAAGTATGAATTCGGGTTTATACCAAAGAATAAGTTGCCACCACCACCTGTACCAGAAATTGTGGTTGCAGGATATTGATCAGACACATCCGGGGTTCTAACTGGTATACTGCCCTGTAACCCAAACACAACTTTAGTGGCTAGGAAGGTAGAGGCTACAAAGTCCGGGTCGTCCAAAACGACTTGTACTGCTCCTGCCGCGGTATTAACAAGATATGCTCCGCTTAATATGTCTGCAATAACTTGTCCAGATGTTGAGGTAATAGCTGTCGGTGTAACATACCCTGATCCAGACCTATCTACCATAGTACCCATTAGTCCAGTATCATTATCATTGCTGAATGTATCACCTGCTAGTACGTGTGCAGCAATTGCAGTTCCCTCCGCACTAGCCTTGATAAAAAAACAGTTACCAGTTGCATCAAACCAGATCGTTACCGCCTTACCAGATACAAGATCAGGTACTGTTGTAGTACCAGGCTTATACAAAGGTTTTCCGTTAATCGTAGTAGTTGCCGCGTTATTATTAGCAGTAACAATAAAAGTCTTTATACTGCCATCAATCAAGGATACATTGGCTAGTGTGATAGCTGTTGCAGTTCCTCCGGCTTTTTCTGCTTTCGCTGTTGTAGCCAACTGCGAACTAACTGCGCCTATGATCTCCTCATTTTCTTTTAAGGCTGCATCGATCAGATCCATGTTTCCATTAATCTGTTCCTCAACATTTACAAAATCTGTTCTATCAGACTTTATAAGCTTATAATTCGTTGTTTCTGTTGCCATTAACTTAATACCTCCTCCCGTAGTTGCTCCCACGTATACTGTTCTAAGTGCTGCCAAGTATATTGTTCTAAAGTCTGCCATTGGTTGTAAAGCAGTAACAGCGAAATAATAATATTACAGGGAACTACTCGGTCAAGCAGGTTCCCCACCTCTGTAAACTTCTTTTTTGCAGTAAGGGCAACTTTCACCGTCAGAGCATAGGCGCTGTTGTCCAAAATAAGCTTATACCCATTGACTCCGCATAACAAAGCAAGCTGAGCATCCAAATTTTTATAGGTATATGGTAGTTGCTCATTCAACCGAGAGAGTATCCTGAATCTTCTATCACTCAGAACATCCGTATCCAACGCTTTTACGCCTAGCATACTTTCCCACCGTTTCACCCCATTAAGGGTAGATTCATTCACAAATTGGTCATCTAGCACGTTTTCAAGTTCTTCCCATAATGTTATTGCTTCCGGATTCTCTGCAGCAGACAGAGATTTAAACTCTTTAACTTCTCTGAGCACTCCCGGAAGGTACTCAATAAGATTAATCTCTCTATCCAATTACAGTCCCCCTTATCGGTATTGCATCTGCACCTAATGATAGGTTGGCTGCAGCTCCGTTAATAGTTGTGCCGGATACATCCAATATTCCCGGTACATTCAGCAATCTGGATTCCAATTGCGAGACACGAATAATTAAGCTATCATTGTCCGACCAGGATCTGCATAATTCTGAGAAGTAGTTGTCTATCATGGTCGTGATATAACTCTCCACATCCTCAAAAACATAGCCATCCTGATAAGTTACATTAAAGGATACGGCAATGATGGATTCCGTCACAGTATCAACCGTTACAACATGTCCTATAGGCGCAAACCCGTCCCCGGATCCTTGGTTAACAACTGGGTCCATAGTTGTCTGTACTATATTAATCAGGGTATTTGAGGCTTTCGCATACTCTGAGTTGATAATGACCAGCTTCACGGTACCTCCACCGTTCCAGATCGGATATACCTTTACCCCTCCTACACCGGATATATCATTTACCTTTTCGATATAGTCGGCTTTATTTCCTCCAAAGCTCTTGGTCGATAAAGTTGCATAATACCTGGACCGGAAATTCTCCGTTTCTTCTTCGTCCTCACCCGGAATGAGTATTTCTGTTAATTGTGCGGTCTCCAACCCATTGATATAATCAATTGGTATCAGTGTCCCGATGTTCCCGTTAGGAGCGCTGCCAGCAGTTTCACATATCAGCTCCCAGATACCGGACGACTTCTTCTCGGTGGCGATATAATTATAATCTCCGCAATTAAACCTGTCCCCGACAGATATGTCGATATTAAATTCACCCTGGGCAATCGCATATGTAGCGGCATCCGGGGACAACCCTCTTTCAGCTGCTCGCTTGATCAAATATTCCCGAGACGCTGTATCGGCAAAGGATTCATTTAGTATTACATCCATTTCTATATATGCCTGCGCCAGCTCAGCAGCCATCGGTGCTAATGCATCGTAAATAATGCTGCCTTCCCTTTTGTCAAACGTATCAGGTACTGCGGCCAGCATACGGGCAAGAATGGCATCATATGTTTGGGCTTCGTACATCAGATATTCACCTCCAATTCATCCTCAATATCTCCCAGCACGGTATGTACCGTAAAGGATGCTGTTATGTTTCCCTTTTCATCCGTAAAGTAAAAATTATCTACACTCAGTATCCTTTCATCCTGCAGTAGTGCTTCCGTAATTCTCCCCTGCAGAGTAGGTAGCACATAGGTATCCGTTTCTCCAATAAGATCCTCCAGCTGAATTCCATAATCATCCCCATATATCAGGTGCATTCCTTTTTCTATGCTTAGCCGTAAAAAAATAGCTTGTTTGATAGCTTCCAATTTATCTATCTTCCCAAGCATTTTATTACTAGCTGTATCCAGTCTATAGGTCTTACTGGGCCGCTCAACCACTTCGGCTTCTGTATATTCCAAATCAGCCATCCGACACCACCTTATCCAATACTATATACTTTTGCCCGCCCTGCATCCGGATCAGGACGACCACGTCTCCTTCAGTAAGGTTTTTAGCTTTATCTGTAACAACCAGGAAGCCTTTTGTTATGGTTCGCTTTTGTTCCAGATAAATAGTCAGAGGGTTGATGCTACTTACAGTACCAAATAAAACCACTGTCGGCTTACTTGCTTCCACAGCTTCCAATGCTACCCTCTTAAGCAACGGTATTAATCCTTCAGTTGCCATAAATACCACCTCCTATCAATTCCAAATCCATGAAATGAGTATCTTTACTATATACGTGTGTTGCCTTATTAACCAGCATATAATTCTTTAAGAGGATGTCTCCTAGGTTAATATGTACGTATACACTGGATCCTGCCCTTGCCCGGGTATCACCGAATAGATTTTTAAAAGACATGCTTCTAGTCTTTGCATTATAAAGGGTTAACAGTGTATCTGCCTTTATCTTGGCTGCTGTACGGATTGCATTCACATCGGTTTTCGAATCTCCACTTATCGACTCATAATACTGTAAAATCCCCCACTTGTTGATATTTTCGCCACTCTGCGCAATAAAAACCTCTCTCTTTCCGGATGTTTCATTGTCATATGTTACCTTAATTTTATTGTAGGTACTCGTATCGATACTGGAGGTGTAATCAAAATCTTCTCCGCTCTCATCACAGATCAGAAGATCCAACCTCATGTTTTTCATGCTCTTAAGTGCCATTTTACCGTATTCATCATACAGGGTATATATTGTACCCTTTGCCGTTGTAGTCAAGGTAAGTGCTGTATTTATGATATCAAACAAAGTCTGGTTGTCTTCATCTCTTGAAGGGATGACATATCCAGTATCCTCAATAGAACCCGTATTTAGGCGAAAATCATCAGCAAGCATCTTTACAACATCACTGGCCTTCTTATTCTCATACATATAGGTGTCTTTATTCTTAAGATACCTTAGCTGGTCATATGCTGTTATCTGAATAAGATTTTCTTTGTTTCGTTTCCTGGTAAATATATAGCCGAAAAAGACATTCTCATTATCATACTGGAAAGCCACTTTATCGCCCTCAGAAAATATAAGAGCCTCATCCTTAACGACTGTAAAACTCAGAACACCAGGAGTGCTCTTCCTTTCTGTTGTCCACTTAACTCCATCCAATACAGACGGAAAGTATAATTTACCTTCATGCTCTATAAAAAGATTCATCCATTGCCTCCTTAAGCTATTGCAACATATTTGGAAAGAGAGTTGGTCTCGTATAAGATGGTTTACTTTCTTTCTGCGCACTATTATAAAGCATTGAACTCTTCTGTATTGAAGCCTTACTCCTGACTGCCGAAGGAGCTACTGTTTTTACTGTTACAGATGATTTCGTAATGACCGACGAAGCAGTTGCTGCTTTTACATCCTGTATTTTCAGCACCTGACCCACAGAAATCTTATTTGGGTTGCTAATATTATTTAACTTTGCAAGATTCCAACATTTTGATCCATCGCCAAGGAGCTTCTTTGCAATTACCCACATAGTATCCCCTGATTTTACAGTATACGTATTAGGAATATCTTTTTTGTAAGCAGCACCTTTTACATCACTGACCGTTACTGTATTAGACAAGAGATCAATACCTTTCACTATAGTGCCATATTTTACATATTCTTTCAGTTCAATAGATACCGTCAAATCCGGCGCCATATCTGCAGCCTCGGTAATGGTGTAATTTTCTAATACAACCTCAATCCGGGTTCTCATAATGTTTTTCTTAGCCTTGAATTCCGGAACGTATTTATATCTGTTAATTACAAAAAAGAATGGATTTCCACTATCTTTCATTCCCTTTAAATAATCCAGATAATATCCGGCGTTCTGGAACACTCCGTCTTTGTACATAGCAAATGGATAAACTGTATATAGTGGTAGAAGAATATCAAATTTAAAGGTAGTCAAGCCAGGACTTTTTATAATATTTACTTCGCCTTCATTCATAAGATTTACTGTTTCATTCCGATTTCCGATCGAGGTCTGAATTTTTGAAGGAGGTACTGGCAATAAAAGCTTATCCATATAAAAATAATACATTAGAAATCCCCCTCTGCTGATCGACTCATTTCCTCTTCTACTACATTTCTTAAATAATCCACCATTCCGTCGATATCCCTGGTACCGCTAACGTTATTATGATTAGTCATTTCCACTTTTATTTCAGCGGTAGTAAATCGGTTGACGGCATCTCTCTCTGCGACATCATGTAGATACTTGAGATCTTCATCACTAATATTCACTTCCTTTGACATCTTCCCTGTATTATCAGCAGTTGCCGCAATATTATCATACATGCTGCTATAATCATAAAGATTTTCATCCTTACTTTTATCTTTTTCCTTGTTACTCTCATCGTCGAATAATTTTGCGCCCCACTCATATCCTTTGTCATAGGCATCTGTCATATCAAAACGATGATCTATTCCAGGCGCATCTCTTTCAAGCGTAATCGCATTTTCATTTTTCCCCCATTCAAGCACTTTGTCCTGCATAGATTCTAAGCCTGAAGTCCAATTGGTACCAAATATAGAATCTATTATTTTTGTTACCACTTTGCCTAGTGATAAAAACCATGAAATGATTTGTCCAAGAAGATTCTTAACCGCATCACCAAAACTATCAAAGCCGCCATTGAATGCATTTAGCACCCATTCAATAATTCCTATCCAGGGCTCTACAAATATTGTCCAAACAGCTTGTATAAGACCATTTAGTAAACCTATAACTATATTACCGATAAGCGCTACCAACCACATGAAAGCACCTGCTATTATCCCCGTAGCGCTTAGGGAAGTGCCTGCAAAATGATTTATTACCCCGATGATCGCATAAAATATAGCTATCAAAGCAATTATTAATATAATAATCCAAACAAGCGGACATGCGTAAAGGGCTGCATTCAATCCCCATTGTGCCGCAGTATCCGCCATAGTAGCTCCTGTTAAAAGAGCATAAACCGGAACAGCTAGCATTTTTGCAAGAGTCAATGCACCCTGAGCTGCAGTAGTTGCAATCAACCATCCATGGTAAACAGCAAATGCAGCCGCTACCCCAAGAACTATCGGGGCTATGATTCCCCAATTATCTGCAAAGAAGTTAACAATATTAACCATGATATTAAATAAATCCATTGCAACTAAAGAAAGAGTCTGGAAGCCTGTTATCATATTATTTTTAAAGACTTGGAATTTTTCACTATTGGCAATCTCATTGATACGCTCCAGTACTGGCTGAAAAGCCATTAAGGCATTATTTTTTATACTGGTTCCGATATCTGCCCAGGTCATAGGAATGGTCTTAAATCGTTCCTCCACTTCATCCGATGATCGGAACATAGCTGCCTTAATGACGTCTGCAGTCAATAGACCATCTGAAGCCCAATCCTTCATACTGCCTTTCGCCTCCCGGACATTAACCATATAATCCTCAATAGAACTCGCTAATAAAGGAGCATTTTCAATAATGCTCCGATACTCATCTCCCTGGAGCTTACCAGACGCCATAGCCTGGGTAAGCTGATACATCGCCGAAGCTTGCTCCGTGGCACTTGCTCCACCGACCTTGAAATTCTTATTCATTAACTCGGTGAAGGCAATTATCTCATCATTATTCTGGAATGCCTTACCGGCCATAATTCCTAGTTTAGAAACTACAGCAGCTGTATCCGTATAACTCCCCCTGGACCTTTCGGCAGAGTTAAAAATATCATTTTGAAGGTCAGCAATAGACTGAGTTTCTTCTCTGATCAGATTCAACCTAGCAGAGGTTTGGGATAATTCATCCGAGGCATTGAATACACCTTTTATAGCTTGAAATCCTAGATATGTGGCAACTATGGATTTTATCCTATTAAGTAAATTTCCGCTAGCAGCATTACCCGTATTAAGGGAAGCATTAAACTTTTCTTGTTGTGCATTAGCCTGCTTGATACCGTCATCAAGCCCTTGAACCTTCTGTTCAATAGACTGCATCTTTTTTAGCATTTCATTTTCAGCTGCAGTACTTTTATTGACCTGCTGAGTAAAAGCCTGTTGAGTAGTGGTGCTGCGGTCGATATTATTCTCAATCTTGTTAATTAAAATATTGATAGTATTAAAACCATTCTTTGCAGAATTGAAAGCACCTTCATCGAAAGCACCCTCAAAGTGATCATTCATGTCGTCGAAGCGCTGAACGGTTCTGGATACTGCATTCGTTATTTTCTGCAATGTCCCCGATGCTCCATCATATAACTGGATGGAAGTTCCTATTGAGCTCATATCTCACCTACTTTCTCTTAGCCTTTCTCTCGGCTTCTCGATCTGCTTTTATCTTCTTCTCAACCGACGCAATGACGAACGCTTTTTCTTTATCACTCAATTCCATATACTCACACGGTTTCCAGTGGAGTTTCAGGATACAATAATAAAGGATGCTTGCCTCTCCGTCGGTCTCAATTAGTTTTTTGCTTCTTCTACCAACTCTTCCGTGTCGGCATTAAATCCGTTAATTTCTTGCACCCTCACAATTAGATCGGTATATTCACCACTCTTAAGCATAATTTTAAGTAAGTTATCAGCGCCCATTACCGCATATGAATTTTGCAGAGCTGCATCATTCAGATTAGGGAATACGACACATCTTGCAGCAAGCTTTCCGAGATATTGATTACCATCTGTTTCAGCTGTGAATCTCCCCTTTTGTCCCGGTATCGGCACTCTCTTGGTACAGGATCTGCGGATTTCTTCATCTTCCTTACTGGAGATACAACACAGTTCCCACTCCACCGGTTTACTGTCTTTGGTTAAAAACCTTTTCGATGCAACATACTTCACATTTTCTTCTTTAACCGCATTCTCCGCAAAAAACATACTCAATTCACTCATGATAATTCCTCCATTTAATAAAAAGTAAGGCTTACCACCTATTTAGCAGTAAGCCTTTGATTTACTGTAGCATTCCCGGAAGTAAATTGAACTTCGTTGGCATCTCCCAGTCCTCAAACGTAAAGTCTAAATCCTCATCCAGATATTCAGCATCTGCATCAAATTTCGCTAAAATACCACCATCAATATTACAACCCTTTAATATTATTGTCTGGCTGCCTACCGTACTTGTAGGATCTTCATTTGTAATCATGATGTCAAAGTAAACATCCTGTCCGGTTGATTTATAAAGATACAGCAATTCCCGAAACATCGATGTATTATAGTGAAATGTAGCTGATCCAGTGCCTTTCCATCCGGTAGTCTTATTTCCCTTTCCTGTCTTGCCAAGGATAGGTATTTCAGACTTTGTTTTTTCCATTTTAGCTTCAAGGTTGATGGCCTGCATAAAGCTATAACGATTATCCTGAATTGTCACAAAGCATTCAGCCAGAGCCGCGCTTACCGCGTCCTTTGCATCCATAAATCCCATATTCTATTAGCCTCCTTTCTTAGTTAACCGTTATTACCATATAAAGTTTCTTCATAGCAGATACGGGAGTTATTGGGCAATCTACTACAACACTATCTTTTGTGTTTCCGGCAGTCACAACAATATCTGCTTTGTCGTATTCCTCTATAGCTCCCAGAGTAACCAATTCATTTAAATAAGTTACAATGTCGTTCCAGAGCGATAATCTACCAGTTTTATTATTCTGGACGTTTCCAAGGTATTTTACATTAAACACCGCTGCAATATCGTTACCGACCTGATCCAGAACCCTTACAACCTGATTGCTGGAAAAGTCTTTATTCTTCTCTTCCGTAATAGTCGTAAAGGAATTAATATCATTCAGTATCCGGATCGTGTCTCCAACCTTATGGAAAATCAATTCACCGGCATTAATACCAGCAACCAAGGATAACTGACTGTAATTGGTGTCTACGGTAAACTCCCCATCATAAACCTTATTAGTCAGATCTCTGTTGACAGCACAGGCAGCTTCTCTTCCGGCCAGCCAATATACCAACGATTGTGCAGGGAAGTCCGCCGTAACATCGGTAATTGCATTCTTAAGGTTTATAACTCCCTCGTGATCGGCTGCAGTCCGATAAACAATTGTCTGGAACTTAACCCCTACTTCTTCCCTCATGCGCTTAGTAAATGCCACAAACAGGGCAATGACCGCCGATGTATCAGAAGTACATGCCAGGATATTGAAGGAATAGCTTTCAATCTTAGTCAGGAATGTCTGATAATCTGTTCCGGTTACAGCCTCACCGTCCGCACCGCCAGTAAGAGGAGTTCCTGCAGTGACAGCAAGAGTGGCCGTCTTGATAGGATCCACATAATCATTGGAAACAAGATCTGCCGCTGTTGCTACTGTCTGGGCATCCACTAAAACGGTATCCAGATATATAGCTACATCAAACTTTGCTGTATCATCGGCATTAACTGCAATAACCGTTTTTAAGCTGTTTCCGCGAACCCCTTTATATTTAGACGTTACAAAAGCATTTGCCGCCTTAGTGCCGCCATTAAGCCTGTAGAAATAGCAGGTCTTGGCGTACTTAAATAAATCTCTTAGGCCTTTCAGCTTCTCGCTTGTGTAAGAATATCCGAATATCTTAAGAGAATTCTTCTGGAAGTCCTCCTGAGTTACCGTAAATACTTCCCCGTCTTTTCCCCAGTCTAATATCAGAGGGAATGCTACAAACCCTCTATCAGACAGGGAAGCCGATGCACTGGCAGCACTTACAAAATTGATATAAGCACCAGGCAGTACCTTATTCTGTGATGTGAAACTTCCACCACCTATCATTAGATCACCTTACCTTTCAGGAAACCTCCTAGGATTTCCTCAACCTCTGCCATAGAATAAGACCTGTCATCTACCAGTAGGGCATTGATCAGGTCTTTTCTTTCGGCATATTTTTTACTTGTTACTAATTGCTGCTTCGTGAATGCAGCAGGTTTTTCCCTCTCATTCACGATGGGTTTCACTTTCGCCATATTATCCTCCTATTCCATTCCGTACTGATAATGTTTGCATCTTATCAACCTCTTCCTTGGTTAGATATGCAAAGTAATTGTATTGCACATAGAAGTGCAGCACCTCGTCAACGGTTTCATAGTTCATTTTAGTGCCACGGATTAAGCTTCCACCAGAAGTTATATATTCTAATCCGGCCAGTTTAGATGCTGCATCATATATATCTGCATTTTTATCTATGATACCGGGAAAATAATGAACATCAAAGGAGTGCTCTAGGTAATACCGGTTGCTTAGAATTTGCTTATGGTTTGCCCTTAAGAGCTTTACAAAAAAACAGGGTTCTGTAAAATCCTGTTCTACTCCTTCGGTATAGATAACAGCATCATCACCAAAGAGCGAATCAATCTTGATAACAATACCACCAATTATATCATTTACCACCTAGCACCTCCTTCAGGAAAACAGTCAGCCTTCTGTCGATTATTGTTGGTCCAATTGATTCTAGTTCCCGCTCAGATATCGTCATCATGAAACGGCCAGGCACCCAGCCAGAGTGATTAACTGTCCTGTGCCCGTACTCCACGTAAGAAGCGTAGTCTTTGTCATTAATTATCTCAACCTCATATAGATTTCTCTTCTTAACAACTGTACCTATTTTCCAATCCCGTTTAAGTTCTCCACCCTGTTTCCCACTACTAGCCGGGTAATCGCCTACCGGAGTCCGCTCAACAATCTTAGCGAACGCAATTTCAGCCAATTCTTTAACCATCTGCTCGGTGAAACGCTGCATGTCACCTTCAGTCAGCTGCTTAAGCTGCTGTTCGAAATCCTTCAGGCCGGATGCATCAACTTTTAATCGTGTAGCCATTACGCCCACCCCTTAAACAATTCCAGTACAATTTCCTGGTGTGTATCATATACAGCAGGGACGCCGCTATTTTTATACTCCACCGATTGCCCTCTGCCGGTAATAACAAACTTGGAGCCGGCTTTGACATCAAGTTCCGGAGCAATGAAAACCTTAATTACCTGTGTAAGAGAGTTTGCTGATTCCGTCTGGTCTGTGCTCTTATTACCGGAGTATGACAACCTGCAGGCTTTATCCTGATGGACTGTAACTTCCTGATTAGCCGTTTTCTTTGTTACAGGGTCTTTTAACTGCGGATATTCAATTACTGTACAAGTGGAGTCATAAAGGCTTTCTATGGCTTTCCTGGCTTGCTTGATTACTATATTAATCATGTAAATGTCACCTTCCTAAACCGTTTTAGCTGTGACTTATAATCCTTTAGTAGATGATCCTTAAACTCAGTCGTTGTACTTTTAAAACTTGTTGATGTATCACCCACACTGATAGAGGATACTACCCCTAAGGGAGTTGATTCCTCCCCCGGGGCTTCATTCCGGTACAAGTCAATGGCCATGCGGTATGCAGTTGTTTCAAGTGCCTTAGGCAGTTCAGACAGATTACAGTAGTTTAATATGATATCCTGAGTATCATCTAGGGCAAATTGCAAAGGTAAATCTTTCGATGCATCAGAGGCTTCTAATCCCAGAAGCTTCTTAAATTTCATTAGCTCAATCATGATATCAGCTCCTTAATAAAGGCGCCGATTACTCAGCGCCCATGAATTAACCAATCTTATGTTTAATTGCTACAATTCTCAGCTGCTTCGGTTCGTATACCGGATTCCAGTTTTCCGCAAGTTCTAACTCTGCTCTTGTAGGTGTTTCTACATTCGCACGTGTCGCTCCTGTGTACGCAATTCCTCTAGGGTGTAAAATAAATGCTTTACGATTGTACAACTTATCCACACCTGCGCCGGAATCTGGATCTCTATCCACTTCGGTTGCAACAAATCCAACAGGGTTACCATTGCCTAACGCTATTGCTCCATTACCGAAAAGGAATGTGGTATATACTCCGCCACTTGCAACAGGGCAACCATCATCAACGGTTACCTTACGATCCTGATACGTTTCAAACTCAACACCTGTCGAATCTCTTTCTGTAGCAATTAAATTCTGTTTCTTAAGATAAGACTTCGTCGCGCTATGCATTGCTACACCCGATAACTGCGCTTGTGCGTCACCTAACAACTGACACGCATCAATAAAAGCATTGGCAGATATAATCTTGGCGCCTGCAGTAGAAAGCGCATTTAAATCAAGAATATGGTCGGCCATTCTTGTTGTAGCAGCGCCACCTTCTGGTGTAAATGTCCCGAATACACCTTTAAGAATAGTAATTAACTCCTTTTGCATATCTCTTGCCCAAAAGCCTGCAACTAAGTCTCCAATTGCTTTCATTGGATCCGAGCCTGCTAATGCTGCCGACAGGTTGGAAGCTTCCCATGACATTTTTCTGAAAATAGTAGTGGAAACATCCTTGTTGGATGTAATCTTATTTTTTGCGGTTCCTACATCCTCTATAATCGCTTCGGATTCTCCTTGTAGATCTTCGAAAAATGGCATGTTGTGCGTTCTCGCTGCTTCACTTGCTAATGCGTCAAACGTCTCACTATTTACCACTATACCACTTTGAAATAAAGCAGATAATTCCATTGTTCTATTAATAACATATCTGTTAAATAGTTCCGGTACAATTACATCTGAAATTCTTGTTCCTGGCATATTTTTTCACCTTTACCTTTCTTAAATTATTATTCCGGCAGCTGAAGCTAGTTCTTTGGCCTGTGCCGGATTCTCTCTTAATAATTTGCCCTGTTCAGTCAAGTTGAAGGAATCTTTCGCAAAAGGATTCTTCCCAGCACTTCCTCCACCGCCTCCTGCAGGGTTGTAATTTGTCTGTGTATTACCTGTCGTCTTAAAGATTTGAGGAATCGACTCTTTGTAAGGCTTCACAGTATCCTCAAGGCCTATCGGATTGCCGTCCTTATCGTAGTTGAATTTATCAATTCCACCATGTTTGTAGATGAGGTAGTCCGGATCAGTAACATTCTGTTCCCTGAGCTTATCCTTCAGAGCATATTCCTTCCGTGTCTTCTCACCCTCAGTCTTCAGTCCGGCTATAGTCTTTTCGTGTTCCTTAATAGTCACCTGAAGAGTCTCATTGTCAGTGTTGTTCTTTTTCAGATCTGCTATTGTGCCATTCGCCGTCTTTAGTTGCTCATTGAGAGTATTAAAGTCGGCTTTCGGTACCGCATGCTTAGGAAACTCCGTATTGACTTCCTTTGTCAGGGCTTCTGTATCAAGAACACCGTCCTTCGTGTGCTTTGCGATTAAATCTAATAACCATTGCATAATTTTAATTCCTCCATAGATTTTTATTCCCGCTCTCCGGGTATTGGGATTCAGCCGTTTATTCTCCGGCAGAGTAGTGATAGTTTAGGGTCGTTCCGGACATAAAATAAGTCGTAGCAATACGCTTATTCCAGGTTAATATTTTCCATAACTGCCCTTGCTTCAAGAATCGCAATATAATCTACCATTGCCTTGATTTGAATATTATAAGTACTTCTTGGACATGTTGGGGAGAAAGTTAATTCGCCTTTGTCCCATTTTTCAAGCATAGTTCTAAGCCCTTCATATCTGATTACAAGCTGCATATACTCCGCTCTAAATCTTTCTTTGTAGTCTTTGCTTTGCATTCCTATGGCCGTAAAAGGCAATTTTGTCTCATTGTATTCGCTGTAGCTCTCATCAAAGATTGTTTTGGGAGACCATGATTCATAGCCATCCTGATATCTAACAAGATATCCTTCATCAGCAGGATTCTCATCCGAAGGAATAGGCCATCCTCTGTAATTATTATAATCTCCACGGTTCATTGGTTTTGCTTCAAGTATTTTTGTACCTACATACGTTTTCATTATAAAACCTCCATTATCTATTTTTAGTCATAAAAATAAGACCTTAACCCAGGCCTTGCGGGAGATGCAGGATCACCGCCTCTCTAATCTGCTATCAGCAAGATAGCTCTTGCTAAGGACTTAACAAGTTCAGTTACAATTTCATTGTTCTGCACTTTCTTATTTTTCTCTGCCTGCCGGTATCCACGCTCGGTTGCCTCGGCAATGCGACCATTAAATTCTTCATTAGTCATACATACCATTTCCTGTCCATTAAGCACATTCATATCCTTAAACACTTCCAATTTACACACCTCCTCTATAAACAATCTGTTTCCTGAAAAGCCTTGAGAATTTTTGGGAACTGTAAGGCTATCCAGTCAACCATTTCCTCATTCGTCGCCCATGCATCTACGGTTCCGCTGTTATTCCAGAGACCGCTCTCCCTGAAAAATGCATGAATGATCTCATGTCTAAGAATTTCTTTTTCAGCTAAGGTAATTGCCTCAGCCGGTTCATCCTCATATCCGGGGTAAGTCAGCATATTACAAACAACAATTATCTTTAATAACGAATCGCAATATCCAACGCTCTCGCGCTTTTTAAAATCGGGATCCTCTGCGTAGTCCTTCCTTTGAATTTCATATTCAGTCCCTAATACGTTTACCTTCATAACCCTCCTTTTGAGCATAATAAAACCACCTATCATATGATAGATGGCTTCACATAGCTGCTATTATATTATTTGCTTCTTCCTCAGAGATTTCGGTATAGGAATCGTAATATGGACTATCTGTATTGAAATACTTTATCATGACACCGCTCTCAATCCATCCTTTATCCTTTATATATTTCTGTTGGCTTCTTCCCCGGGCTCTTACTACGGTACCTTCGTTTTCTAAATCGGTTAATTTATAATACGTCACGTCATTTCACCCTTTCTATCTCAAATGGAACTATAAGCCTATCTGATAAATCATACATTTGGTTGCGCAAAGCAATGAATTCCTCTGACTCCTCATCTTTGATAAGTCTTTGCTTTTCATATAGATTATGCATCTCACCGTTTTTAAGCTCAAAACTTTCAGGAGTATGATATTGTATTTCAAACTTCTGCCCATTGGGAGCTTGAACGGTTGTATTGATTCCCTTGTAAGGGTTTTTATCATTAAGCCAGCTATTGTCAATCTCAATTGTATTATAACCCATGTTTCTATGTGTATCAATAGCATTTAAGGTCTTCTTAGATAAGTCAAGAGGATTGGAAGTGTATGTGTATCTAATAATATCTTTCACTTCGTACTCATTACCATTTGGTTTGTACTTTCTCTGGATTTTCTCAAGATAGGTATCCTTGCTTTTGATTCTTTTATCAAGCCCACCCATATCCATTTCGGTAGCTTCAGCTACCTTCTTAACATGATCAGTGATCTCAGGCTCATTAGTAATTGCTTTATCATAATATGACATCCCTTTTACCTGAGCTTTTAATACGCCATACTCTGTTGTATCAGTGGCATATTTCATATCTTGAAACTTATCAAAGGTTTTAGGAAGGTTCTCAGCACCAAGTCTCTGTTTGTATTCATCATATTGTTTCTGATCAGCGCTAACGTTCTTAATTTTCTTCTCGTTCAGCAGAGCTTCCGGGTTATCTTTAACATATTTTTCATACCATTCCGGATAGGTCATATTGTCAACATAAACTGTTTTGCCAGTTACAGGATCCCTTGCAGCCCTCTGACCACTTAATAGGTCTTCTAAATCCTCAACATAAGGTGCTGTTGTACTCCTGCAATAAACATGGAATGGAGGAGCTGTAACGCTTACTTCATACTCACTAACGGCAAAAACTTTTCCGTCAAGGCTCCTACATATCTGAGAGGTCTTTAAATCTAATGTAGCAACTATCTTGTACTTATCGACTCCCAAATCCTTATAACTATCTAATCGAGATAAAGAGCTAAAATATGCCGATTCAGTCATGGCAAGCCTGCCAGCCTGCTTTCTACTGACATCAAACCTATCTGCTATAGTCTTTATCAGTTTATCCGGCGCATCACCTCTAATAATACTTTGCGTAAGGTCTTTATTAAGAGTATCAAGCAACTTCTCTTTATTAGACCATATCCGGTCAGAAAAAGTCTTGTTATCTACCGTCCATGGCTTTGACATAACCTTTTCGATTGCGGATGTATCAAGCTTTTGAATGTCCCGTCCAGCATTAAGACCTTTTTGTATTTCGTAAGCAGTCTGATAATACCCTTCGGTGTAAATTTCCTGTAGTAGCTCGGGCAATTTAACATCCATACTACCGCCCAGTGCTTCTACTTGCTGCTGTATTTCAATTTGCATTGCTTCCAGCTTTGATATATGTACCCTGGCAGATGCATTTTCCAGCTCCTTTACCCATTGTTGGTTAATCGCATTCTCCTGGCCGTATTTGATATACTCGTCAACAGTCCACTTGAATTCCTTAAGTTCCTGATTAGTAAGTAGCTGTTTGGCTCGGGCAAGTGACACCTCGTTATTCTCCGCTAGACGGATATACCAGACTAATATCTTATCCTGGATATTCCTAGAAGCCTTCTCATATTGTTTAATCAGTTCAAGGTAATATTTATCACCCTTATTAAGCAATGCCTCCTGAAGGATCTCAAAGCGTTTCTGCCAATATTCATCACTCTTCTTTGCCATCGTTACTCACATCCTGTCCAAATGTATTCTTGTACTGATCTGCTTCATCAACGGCTGCTTGCTGCTCTTTTTTAATCTGCTTTTCTTCCTGTTCGGGATCTTCAACCCACGGATGGTGCTTAATAATGGTCTTGCGCGAGATAATACCGGAGCTCTTCTGAGCAATATCAGCTAATTCGGTATCGCTCTTAATGGCCGTACGCGTCCAGGTCTGTGTGATTGATTTTCCTTCAGCTCCAAGATACCTGCAGATGGCTTTTACAAAGGTACCAAAGGCAAGTTCAAATTCCGTTTGCATCAGGCCGGCTTTTAGTTCTAATACGGAATACATGAATTTTAAAGCCTCTCCCGACTTATCACCATAACTATCAGGCTGGGTGTCAACACCCTGTCCTTGTTCAAAGATAGCTTTTCTAGTTATGGTCAGCAGCTTCTCCCTGGCTTCCACCGGAATGTTAATAGTAAGGGCGGAAACACCGGAGCCTTCATCCGCATCTACCTTGATAGCTTTATATTCCTTCAGATCTTGGACGAACTCCTTCAGATCTGTGCCACCGTATCCGGATAAAATAAAAATGATCTCCTGGATATCCTCGAGATCATTGACAAAACCACTGAATACCTTGTCATATGTATCTATCAGCCTTTTTATATTAACCAGATCATCTGTATTAATATTATTGTTGAAGAAAGGTATAAACGGAACCGACTCATACTCATGTCTAAATATACTAGAAATTTCACTGTTCTGCGTATCCTCAATGAAGGTTGTAAACATCATGTATTCTTCTAAAGCATCATCAAGTGAATCAGAATCCTTCCGGCGAAACGCCTGGCATTCGATCTCAGTCCAATATTCATACACGGTATAGCTTTCTCCGTCATCGTCGATATCCGAATATATTCTCAACACCCCAAAGAGCTTCTTTTTCAGACTCTTTGACCATACCGGAATAACCTGCTTCGAATCAACTACCCCATATTCAAATTCATCCTTCTCGTTCTTCCAATAATGCAGCCACGCTACGGAGCTGTTCGAAGCGTTAATACAGAGATCCTTGCAAGTCTTGGCATACTCATCTCCCAGCACCTCTGTGATTCGCTTATTAGCTGCATCGTTCCCAATATCGAACAACGGCGGCGCGGTGAACATATAGGAAGCCTTCTGATTAACCAGTAAGCCATGGAAGTTTGACGGGATCCGGTTATCTGCATTTCTTAACGGACTCTCGGATTCGTCCTTCACTTTAGACTTATCTGGAAAGAGAATATCATTCTTATTCTGGTAGTATCTCTCCGCGATCTCTGATTTTACATTCAGATCCGCATGATACGGAGCATATTTCTTTATTATTTTCTTAATTGCATCTAATTCCAAATTATCACCTGCCTTTTATTTGAGTACGGAAATACCGTTCTTATCTATAGTTTCAGCAACACCGGTTGTACAGTCAGGAGCATCATCATGTGCATTCTTGCCTTTCCGCTGGTACTTGACCATTGCCTGATAATATTCCGGCCATCGATCGCGCCAATTTGCTGGATAGTAAATATGATCCATGACCCACGTTGCGTTTGAGAGGATGCGCGCTATCTTGTTCTTGCTTTGGTGGAACCAGTGTATCCTTGTCCTGTTACTACGGTGTACTTCCTTCAGGATCCTTCCTACCGACCGTGCGAATCCACGCCCTCCGTTGTTACTCTCGATGTCGGCAAGACTCACCTTCAGCTCATAGAGCCTTCTGGCTGTCTCTGGCTCAGTCTCTTCCATTGGCTTATCGGTATAGTAAATATCAAGGATATAAGCCTCTCCATTGTATACTCCGTAAATGATGAGGCACAGGTAGTCCGTGCCCTCGTCTGCAGTATCACAGTATGCTTTGATAGCCGTGAATAGCAGATTACCACTAGTATCCTTCGGGAGTTCCATGTAAGTCTTGAAGCTAGAATACAGCCTGCCTTTAAGGTCAATCGGCTCCTGTTGGTAGTTCGCGCTTGCGATGTCCTCCCCCATGAGCCTTGTCTTTTCCATGTACGATTCATAGGACAAGATCTCACTGCACAACATCTCTTTTGTGTCTTTATTAATTAGAGCTTTCATGCAGACGTGCCGTACTTTTATGCCCTGGTCGTTGTAGTATTCCAATATCTTACCTGCCAGGTCGTCACTCGCCCAACGGGTCATAATGATTATGATCTTGCCGCCCTCTTCAAGACGAGATAACATGGTGTTCGTGAACCATTCCCAGTGTCCTTCCTTGACATTCTCGTTGCTGGCCTCAATAGCCAACTTGATCAGGTCGTCGATGATCATTAAGTCAGCACCAAAGCCCGTTGCGGTTCCACCGGGGGATGTAGCAAGGTAATTATTGTATCCCCCTTCTAGGCTCCAGAGATTCATAGCACCGTCACCACGCTTGATAACTACCCCAGGGAAAACATCCGAGAAAACCGGCTTATATCGATCTGCCTTTACCTCCATAATGCTATTGCGCACATTCTTAGAAAACATGGTTGAGAGCGTCTCGTTATAAGATCCGGTCATGACTTTCTTCGTCTTATCCTTACCAAGTACCCACTCTACCAAAAGACCCACGGTACGACTCTTACCATGTCTAGGAGGCTCATTAACCACCATTACCTTTTCTTCTGATTCAAGAAATTTTTGGAATTCATGACACAGCTGCTTAAGGTATTCCCTATCATTTTTATAGAAATCTGGGGCTTTCAACTGACAATAAAAAAAGAACTCACGCTTTGCGAGCTCTATTTTTGCCCCGAGTATAAGTAGATCTCTATTTCTATTCATCTGTTATCAACTTCTTCAGCTCCTCAGTAGTTAATCCGGCGTATGGATTATTAATATCCATGGTCCCAGATAATTTAACATCCGATTTTTCTGTATACATCCCTGCCATTTCAAGAAGTATCTTGCCATGTTGAAAGCTACCACGCTGCGCCTGTTTAATGAATGCATTAAGAATGGGAGCAATATTTTGCCTAACCAGGTCGGTTGACTGCTGCTTATAAATCTCAATAAACTCGGGCTTATCAAATGCCTCATAGTATATCGTCCGTGAACATTTTGCAAGTTTACAGATATCCGTAATTGATTTCATCCTATTTTCTGGGTTTATCAAGACTTCAAGCAGGTTTTTCTCTTTCTCTGTTGGCTCGTATTTTGTTAAGTTTTGTTCACTCAGGCTGCTCACCTCCAAACAAGTCCGGTAGCTCCTTTCCGTAAGTATCCCAATCAAGCCCGTACTTACTCAGAATGCTGCTGAAATCCTCTATATCATGCGGTACAATCATTAAACCTCTTTCACCCATGCCTATGTGCTTCAGTTCATGCAGCATAAGAATTTTCAATTGATTCTCATTCAGTATTCCGGTATTCTGCTCATAAAACGTTATTATAAAATCAAAAGGCAGGTAAGCTCTAAAGACTTCCTGCACCTTCCTACAATCTGCATATACAATTCTTTTTCCCGATTTCTTTTCCTGACTAATCACATAGCCTATTTTAATATTCCATTCTTTGATGAAACTTAACTCAGCGAAGTGATTAATTATCTTATTACCCAGGTGCTTTAGTTGCATACTTGGCTCAGCATCTCGTATACCAATCAGTTTTTTAAGATTACGAATAAGTATTGTCTTATCCTTGGCGTCCTGCTCATCGCAGATCTTATACAGTTCAATAAAGGCTGGACATGATATTTCACATTCCTTTGCAAATAGACATTTACGGCATAACTCATTCACAAGCACCACCTCACATTCGTAGTTCTGGGTATCAAAAAGGAACTGCGTTAACAGTCCCCTTGCATTATAGTTTTATATGTTGTTTATTTAAAACCTTCCCTGCGTATCATGCTATGCACAATACTAAGGGTAGGTTATTACTCATTATTTTTCTTTCTTACTAATCCCGGTGATTCGCCAGACTACTATAGTATAGCTAATACATACCACTATAAAGGGGATATCACTAATAAAATTGGACATAAAATAAACCCTCCTTTTTCATCACACTTAATGATATGTTCGAAGGATTATAATTATACCAATTACGTTTCTATATAATCATATGCGTTTACTTCTAATATATTCCAATAGTTTTATATATAATATGTTAAAAAGCACCCCGAAGATGCCTGACTAATTTAGTATAATTTGACATTTTATTAAAATTATGCTAGGATTAGTATGTTACAAATTTAGGAGGACGCATGTCAAAAGGAGGTCATGTACAATGCAACTATCGAATGATTTTAGCGCTATATTAGCGCGATCCGAAACAATTACATAATTAATTTCAAAACATTACGAAAATGCAAAGTAGTCGTCGATTTACCTTCTTCGATTATCCTTATTGTAACATCATAGTTCAGTAGTTTGTTCGCTTCATAAAATCTCTAATGGCATTTGTTAATTACATCTGTTAGCAATGTAAGTCCTACATACAAAATCAAAGGAGAAATTTTATGAAGCGTAAAAAGACGACTACTGCTCTATGGGATTTCTGCCCGCTTTTTCTTAGTACCTTCGTGGTTCCAATTTACACAAAGATACAAGCGTTTATTGCATCCTGTGACACTATGATATTCTGTATGGTCGGATTCACATTCACCTACATAATCATCTTAGCAATCAGGATAATAATTGAAACAAAGCACAGGCATTAATCCAAAAGAAATTGTAGCCGGCGTCATGAACCGGCTCTTTTCTTGTCTAAAAGGCACCGTTACGAGATCAAGCCTCCGGTGCCTTTATCAAGGGATATATGAGGGGGAGTTCCCTCTTGCGAGGGAAGGAAGCCGGCAGGCTTCGAACCTGCATCCGTTAGCATACGGTCTATGCTCTGCCCTATTGAGCTACGGCTCCACGGATTAACTCGTTATCGTACGAGTGTTATCTGCCTGAACGCCATTTGCTGCCGATTTGTAGGCTTCGTTTGAAATAGTAAGTCAACATATTGCCTAAACAGCCACCAGGCCTTATCAACCTGGCAACCGTCAGGAGGTCGTACAATCGAATGTACTTTCATTTCCTTGGCAGTTTGATAATATCACAGACCCAGTATGAAATACTACGAAATGTTAAAATGTATCAAAGCTTTACCGTGTATGTTAATTATCTGTCTACTACTATAACCTAGATCATAAGCAATCTGATCCCATGTTCTACAGCAAATATACCTGCTATGTAATACCGAGCTTTGTATCCCATCAGTCATATCCGCGATCCTTCCCTCTATCTCCAGCTTCTTTTCTAGGCATTCAACCCGTTTCTCCTTAATCTTCGCGAATAACGCTTCCTCACGCACCATAAGGTCGGACAAATCCGTTTGCTTACTTCCCTTAGGCATATCAGACATCTGTTGTATCTTAGGCGATTGCTCTACTTCGCGGAGAGAAGATAACTGCTCCTCAAGGGATCTAACTTTCCAGCATAAATTCTTATAGCCGTTAAGATATTCTTTTTTCTTTTCATTTTCTTCCCTGATTTCGTCTGTCAATCCATCACCGTCCTCCCACCCAAGCTTCCATGAATTCAGCCTTTGTCATTTTTACTCTGTTAGGCTTTTCAGGGACGCTCCTTTTTCGGAGAATCTAAAAATCCGGAAGGCTTTTTCATCCGTGCGAAACGATTCTTAGATGCAAAAGTGTATACGTCCGTCTTCTTAACTCCGTACCTGGCAGCGATGACACTGACAGTGACTGTATCATCCTCATATAGCTCTCGAACCTTATCAATGTCTTGTCTCAGAATCTCGTCAGCTGACAATGGAGGCTGCTGCTTCATCTTTGCCTCTACTTCCTGCTGTCCCAACCGATCCCCTCTCTTTTTCAGGCTATCGACCAGCTTTTCCTCAATCGGATCTGGCCTAGTCTTCCCCTGTTGCTCCATCTCCTGGACAGCCTGTTCGAATTCCGGATTCATGGTTGCCGGCTTTTTCTTCGGTATTATCAGCGGTTCTGCTGACTCCAAAAAATCTGCGTTAAACACTGTATTGACCGTTGCCGGCTTCCAAGTATTCATATGTTTCTTAAGCTCGGTTTCCTTCCTGGTTCGGATATCCACCAGCTGATTAGTAACTATGGTCTTCAGTACTCCCATGACCTCTTCCGGAAGAACTGAATCTATGTAGGTTGTACCTCCGTTTACATACAGCGCCACCTTACTATCCGGCAGCTCCGCAATCTTCATCACCCTGTCAAAACTCTCCAGGTCACGGCTGATCCGGTTGCCTGCGATTACATGCTCGTCCCATTCCCTGATTAAATTACTCATATTATCTCCTTCCTGTCCAATATTTTGGACATAAAATATTTGATTTATTTATCCTACATTTTTAATCCTCTTTTAACTTGTGTATTTTTATCTCTTGTCATATGATGGTATTAAAATTAACTCTGGAGGTAAGTCATGGTAATTATTCCTCATCGCCCAAAATGCGAGTTTTGTGGCGAATATATAGATCTTAGGCCAGAATACTGCCCTTATTGTGGCCGTCCAGTGCCTCAAACTTTCGACAGAAAAGCTATGAAAGAAGGCACTAAAATTTCCTTAGTAATTGGTGCCATATATATTTTGATAATAGTTATTATTATGTTGTACTTGTATACCCATTGAGTTTTGGATACCCGTCTAGATCTTTAGTTTAGCTAATCTGACTTGAATAAGATACTAGCTTAATTTATAATGATAATATTAACTTCACCAAACGGAGGCAAGTTATGTCGATCAATTTTATCAATCAACAAAATACCAAATGCACTTTTTGTGGTGAGTATTTATGGGTTAGGTCAGGATGTTGCGCTCATTGCGGCCATCCACTGCCTCATACAAATGACAAGAAAACTCTAAAAGAGGGAATTATTATTTGCTCAATATTAATTACCGTATTTATCTTGGTATCTCTTTGGATATTATTCTAAATCCTCTTTTAGCTATTTCGCATCCGGAATCACAATCTCAATCCCCGCTTCCCTGGCCAACCTATCAACCTGATCGGCCATTGACTGATCCATATCCCCACCGTTCAGCGCTGCAAATACCCTGGTATCAAATGCCTTTTTGAACTTCTCCAACTGATACCTGCTAAAGCTGAACTCTTCCATCAGCGCTGTTAGCGCGAAGACAATAGCTGTCTCGGTAGCATATTCAGTAAGCTTGTAGAGAGTATATTCCCCTTCGTGCTTCGCCGGCTTCATGGAAACACCTGTGATGTTATAGAATTCCACCTTGCGCTCCAGGGCTTCGATCCCTCCGGCCTTAACTGTATCGAGGGCAGATAAGATTCCCTGGTTGCGGTAAAACATGGCTTCTTTTGCGCTCTTGCTCATTCCTCATCCTCCCAGTTACCTTTAGAAATTGTCTCTTCCTCAGTCTCCAGACTACTCCGAATTACGTTGCAGTCTAATTCATCCTCGACGATAGCCTCCAATAATTCAAAGAATCCCGTAAGATCCGAAAACTCCTCGTCGATGTCAACTGTATAAACTAATCTCTGCATCTAATCGCTCCTTTCGCTCGTCTTTCTCTCTTCCTGCTTTCCTTAGCCTGTTTCTGCTTCTGTCCAATCTTAATCTTAACATCCGCTATCGCAATCGCTGTTCGCGTCAGCTCTACCTCATTCTGAATCAGCTTATGCTTGTTTAATACCGCCAGCTGAGCCCTAGATACCAACAATAGATTATCGAGACTAATGTCGAGCTTGTTGCCATTTCCGAAAATTAAGACATGTCCATTCGGTACCGATCCGTATTGCTCCTCCCAGGTTACCACATGTTTACTTCTCCATTTGTTCGGATCAGCAACCTTAACTTCTATGTATCCATCTACATTCACTCTTTCAGAGCCGACAGGACGGTAATTCACCGGAACCTGGCCTTTCTTAAACTGAGTGGGTTCCCAACCACCAGTACCTTTTTTGCCTTTATTGGCAGGAACATGACCTTTTTGAAATCTGTGAGCTATCCCTTTATCGCTAAGGCCTACACCATTTAATCCATTCCCCAGTTCAAGTCTATACACCAAGCTTTTTATTGCTGACTCTTCAAAATTGGTTCCAAAATGATTATTTAGCATTTTGGTAAGCTCTGGGAACCGTCTGCCGACTATATTATCTCGGATATACTGCTTGTGCTCTTCGCTGTATATCCGATTCATGAATTCCCCTCCAGCATTTTAGGCAGCTTACCATCAGCATTCAACCGCTCATCATTCAGACGTTCCGCCTCGAGTACCAAGGAACCATTTGCTATAATCTGTGAAGCTACTGCATTGACTGCCTTAGCTCTTGAGATTTCTTCGTGCAGGGCATCACCCTTAAGATCTTCATCGCTCAATCTCTCCAGCTGCGCAAATAAATGATTATTCAGATCTCCTAATGTATTTTTCATACTGGCTCTACCTCCTTTTTCTCCTTATACCTCTTAATTCTCCTATATGTTGCTTCCTCACTAATACCGTAGCATTCTCCGATCTCTCGGTGAGTCATACCCTGTTCCTTCATCCGAATCATATCCTCAATGTCAGCTGACGTTATCGTAACGTTCTGAATCTGAGCTACCTTGCCGTTTATCATGTCAAAGCTCTGTTCCGGAGTAACTGGCCGGAGGATGCAGATCAGTAATGCGTAATAATCTCTTTCATACACCTTGCACCTTCTTCCCGGGCACTCCATAGCAACACTTGTTATGTATAAAAGCAAAATTCCCTCGGCTAGTCTTTGAAGCTTGGAACTCACATCCGTCTACCTCGGACTCGGTTATGTACTCCCAACAAATCTTGCAGCGGGATCCTTTGGCCTTCTCGATCAACTTCTTGTTGTATTCCATAGGCGCCTCACTTCTTCTGCATGTCTTTCAGATACTCAACCATGGTTGACATATTCGTTTTGCTCTCATAGAAAGTCTTATTCTCAGGATCATACTTGCCACTTGCACCGCCTAGTAGAAAGTATTCTTCGTGATCATATACCATATTTGTTTTTGAATATCCTCCACCGTTCTGCCAGCCAAGAAATTCATGACTTAGGCTCACTCTCACTACAAAGCTTACCCCATTTACGAAATCATACCGGTAATACCGTTCTCCAGTTTGCTCCAGGTCAATCCATATTGGCCAGGAGGAATAATTCTCAATCCATTCTTTCCGCTGGTCATTATTCTTCAGGAGCGGCAGCTCCGGTTGTACTTGCTTAGGAGGTTCAGTTTCTTTTGGTTTCTGCATATCCTTCCTCAGGAGGGTTATTGCATCCAAGCGCATCTTAGCTTTGCGCCGTCCGGGCATGGTGTCATTATTCTTGCGGTAGTGGGACACATACTCATCCAGTTTGTCGTATTCATCTCGCACGTCCTGGAAGGTGTACCGCTCATAATCCTCTACTTCCGGATATTCCGGTACCGTCTGAATGATCTCGGCTTCTACGGTTTCAACCGGACTATCTAGAGATTCCTCCTCGATAACGGATTCTGTTGATTCAATAACGGTTTCAGCAGGTTTGCTAACAGATTCCTTGTATTTTGAACCAGCTTTCGGAATCCAATTACACAACCTGTCGTCACAGTCATTACAGGGAAACTCTGTATCTGGATGGAGTACCCGATAGTGATCCAACTCCATATCGTAATATTCACAGTCTGAGCATCGCTTTACTACCGGCTTCCCATCCCAGAAATCGAATATAAGAGTCTCTTCCTCAGGATCATCTTCATTTTCCGGCTTTTGAGGATTTTCGTTCACAGTTTCAAGCTGGTTATCCACCTTTTCAGGATCAGTGTTCGCAGAAGCGGGGGTATTGTCCACTTTCTTGGATTTAACAGTTTCCTTTTCACGGTACCAGGAATCCCTCTT